TTGAGGAAGAATCTGTCATCTTCACTCTATAAGATCAAATCGAATGCCAGCATGTCTTGGATTAAAAAGCAATTCCAAAATGCTGTTGGTGTTAATCGTCGCGCACTTGTTGCTAATGCTCCATCAAATACTCGTTTGGAAATTGGTAGTATGTATATGTTTTTCTATGAAGCAAAGACCGACCTACAGCTACCATATTGGGATAGATTTCCTCTTGTGATACCTATTGAAATATACAATGATGGTTTTCTTGGTTTGAATTTACACTATCTGAGACCCGAACTTAGAGCAAAGTTTCTTGATAAGTTGATGGATTTTAAGAATAATTCCAATTTAACAGACAAAACACGTTTAATGATGAGTTACAAATTACTAAATTCGGCGGCAAGATATAGAGAATTTCAACCGTGTGTGAAGAGATATTTGTCATTACAAGTAAGGTCCAATATGCTGAAGGTTGAACCTAAAGATTGGGAGGTGGCAATATTCTTACCAACAGAGATGTTCCAAAGAGCCACCAATAGAAAGGTTTGGAAAGATTCGGAGACTTCAATATAATGGAGCCAAATAAATTTATTTCAAAGATCAATAAAGAGGGTGGTTTAGCAAGAACAAATCGCTATCGAGTTGAAGTTGTACCACCTCTTATTATGGGTACAATTCAAGGATTTACTTCTATTCTATCCAGCCTAACAGGTGTATTTAATACAGCAAATGCCGCAAGATATTATGCTATGTTTGGTGTGAATCCGATTGGTGTAATGGAAAATTTGGAAATCTTCTGTGACTCTTGCGTGTTACCTGGTGCTAATTATATAACCACAGAGAGAAAGATTTATGGACCCGTTGCCAAGCACCCGTATGACCAGAATTTTGACCCTGTGACATTCTCTTTTATATGTGGTGCTAATATGAAAGAGAGATATTTCTTTGATGCGTGGCAATACAGTGTCAAAGACCCTGTAACAAATGATTATAATTATCAGTCAGAATACACCACACAAATTCTAATAAAACAATATGATGTTTCGGGTGAATTTAAGTATGGTGTACGACTGACAGAGGCATGGCCATCGAATGTGAATTCAATTGAACTATCCTATGGTGAGGAAGGAACTTGCCGAGTGAATGTAGAAATTTCATTCCGTCAGTGGTTCAATATCAAGGCTTACGATACGTTCGCTGGTGATATTGGAAGTATTATTAAAAACAATGGAGTATAAGAATGTCTTTACCGATTAAGCAAACACCCACATATGAACTGACTCTCCCTTCAACAGGAGAAATCATCAAATACAGACCATATCTGATTAGTGAACAATCACTAATTATGATGGCTATGGAGGGTGATGATTTAAATGAGATTACTAACACTCTGAAACAGATTGTTTCCAATTGTGTTGTGACAAAACCATTTAATGTTGATAATTTGACCATGTATGATTTGGAATATATCATGCTTCAACTGAGATCCAGAAGTGTTTCTTCTGTTGTTGAGGCGATCTATAAATGTAAAAATATCACAAACGGTAAGGTATGTGACAATGAAGTTAAGTGTTCGATTGATTTAAATGATGTAAAAATATCTGGTGCTGTACCAGATAAGAAAATTGATTTATATGATGACCCTAATTTGGGTACCGTTGGTGTGATTATGAAGCAACCTACTGTGGGTATGCTAAAAAATCATCCTCTGACAACTATTATGACCTCGAAGGGATCAACAAAAATGATTGCTGCCTGTATTGAGGCTGTATATGATTCTAATACTGTATATGACACAAAGAAAGAAAAACCAGAAGAAGTAGAAAAGTTTCTATTATCACTGACAGTTGACCAGTTCAAAAAGATTACTCAGTGGTTTGAAAGTCTGCCTCGCTTAAAGCATAATTTCACTTTCATTTGTAACAAATGTGGTTATGAGCATAAGATGGAATTGGAAGGGTTATACAGTTTTTTCGCCTAATATTTGGTTATGATACATTAGCAAATTACATGATGACGAATTTTCTTGTGATACAACATTTTCATATGTCTCTTACTGAACTTGAAAATATGATACCTTGGGAGAGAGAAAGTTATATTATATTCATGGAGCAGCATATTGAGCAGGAAAAGAAACGGAGAGAAAATCAACAATGAACGGATGGAAAAATTTTTTAGATACTTGGTCAACAGAAGGAGGAATACTATTTCTCCTATTCATATTACATAACATACTTCTGGCATGTCTTATAATTGGGCATGAAACATTACTAAAAGAATCTTATTTTCTTGTGCTTGGTGCTCTTTTAGGATTAATGAAAGGTGAATGGAAGAATAAGATTGACCCACCAGAATAAAGAAAGATAGGTGAGTAAAATGGAAAATAAAGATACTAACGCTAAACTTGGGCAACTTGTTGGGAAAATTGTGGAGCAGATTCTACAGTCAAAAAAAGGTGAGGCCAACCAAATTAACCAGGATGAAAAGGATAAGTCGGCCTCTAATGCGATTAGCAATATCTTTTCTTCTATTCCCATAATGACCCAATTAATGGGCGTTGGTACCGACAATATGTCGGATGCAGTTCGATCTCAACTCGAAAGTATAATGAAAAAATATGAGGAGGATAACGAGGAGAGAGTTGAACGTGAAAAAACAATGATTGGTCTATTGACCAGTATTGATAAGAAGATGGATATTGTAAATAGATCCACACATATTTTGGATCATACACTTGCACCCGAAAGAGTGGGCGAAAAGCAAACATCTTCACTTGCCGACAAAATAGAGAATTATACTAAAGATGCACCAACAGCGATTAAGACTGCTGGATCTATTCTTACACCTATTCTGAAAGTTATGGAGAAAACGGGTTCCACCGCTGCTACTGTTGAGAAAACTAGTTCCGCCGCGGCTCCTGTTGCGATGGAAGGAGCGGGATTGGGTGCAGGTGATATGGCTAATATTGCTGGTGCCGGGGCGGGTATGTTAAAATATGGTAGTAAAATACCAGCTATGGGTGGTATGATGGAGGGGTTTGGTAAAATTTTCACAAGTGCGGTTGGAGGTATTACGGTATCCCTTGTGTTAACTGTTATTGATGGAATTCTTGGTATGTTAAAAAGCGATAAATGGGGAGCATCCAAACTTGGATCATTCTTAGGTGGTGCTTTTGCTGGGTCGTTTGATAATAAGATTGTAAATACCCTCGCAAATGCTGGTAAGTGGGCGGGGATTGGTGCTGCTATTGGTTCTACTGTACCTCTTGTTGGTACACTTCTTGGTGGTATTGTTGGTGGTATTATTGGAGCAATTCTTGGATGGGTCGGTGGTGCTAAAGTATCCAAAGCTATGGATGATATTGGTTCTAAATTATGGAAAAATATTCAAGATGCGTTCAATGTTCTTGTTGATAAAACCAAAGAATTCTTTTCTGCTGAGAATGTTGGTAAGATGTTGGCAACCTCATTTGATTTTATTGTGGGTGCCATTCGTACCGGCTTTAAAGTAATTTCAGATACGTTACCACCTATATTAGATTCATTGAAAAACGCAATGGTGTCTGCATTACATGCTGTTGTTGATATTTTCGCGAAAGTCGGTGATATGCTACAGACCGCATTGAAGAATCTTTGGGATATGATAAAAGATCCAAAGAAGATGTACGAGAATGTGAAAAATGTGGTATCAGGTGGTTGGGATTCACTTGTAAGTGGTTCTAAAGCAGTAAAGGATTATAGTACTGGTGTAGCCGAGTCCTTTATGCAGCACAGTAAAGAAGCTCAGAAAATCCAAAATGGTCAATCAGTGCTTAGTGATGAGGCACCTAAACCTACTGCTGTTCCAGTTGTAGCACCACCTGCAACAAAAGAACCAAAAAGAGTACCAGGAGAGTTAAGTCCACAAGTAAATGAGATTGATAAAATTACAAAGTATGCAGGCAATCTTGTTGCACAAACACAACCAACAAAATCATCAAAATCAACATTAAAGAAAGTAACATCGTTGGATGAAATAGCAAAGGCTGCTGTGAATGTAGAAAAACAAACTGGTTACCCTGCTGCTGCCATTGTTACACAATGGGCTCTTGAAAGTGGATGGGGACAGAGCGTATCAGGTGATTATAACCATTTTGGTATGACCAGAGACGCAGGAACATCCAAAAAATATCATACGGTTGAAACACCTGAGGATATCACCTACGAGCAACTGATGCACTACCCTAAAAAGGAAAGAATGACAGCCACAAATGTAGATGGAACACCAATTACTGGTCCTTGGCAAGGAAAAAAGATAATTATAATGCGCCGTGATTTTTCGTCCTATGATAGTCTTGAAGATGCGATAAAAGACAACGTTAGATTGATTACCTCAAATAAGAGATATGCTGGAGGGCTTGAGGCTTACAAAAAGAGCGGAAACGTCGAGGATTTGTTACGAGGAATTGCACGAGGTGGATATGCTACTGGTAGAAACTATGAAAGCCAACTAGTAAGTATCAGTAAGCAAAGTAATATTGCGCAAGCGATTTCCAAGGCAAAGTCTGACGGATTATCCGCTGATACTTATGTTGCTGCATTAGTGCCTGGAGCTAAAGCAACATCCAGAGGAGAACAAATGTCGAAAGGAATTGCCGACATTTCTCCAAGACCAGTAAATCCTGTTACACCTCAGCAACCACCTGTTATGATTGCACAGACAAATAACGCTCAGAGCGCATCATTACAGTTACCTCCGGGAGCACGTCCTGTAAGCAGCAACAGACGAATGGAAGAAGGTAGATTCTCCAGATCATAGACCTGAAAACGCCCCTCTCTTTTTGGAAAGGGGCATTTTCTTTACTGACTAATCTTCCTCTGCAATTTTGCGAAAACGCGCCATTGCGTCATCTTCATCATCAACTGAGGTAGAATCTACCTTGCTCCATGGCATATCGTCTTCCTCTACTTCTTCATTCTTCTTTGAAGCGATAGGCTTACGGAACTTAGGCTTTACTTCCTCTTTGTCCTCAATTTCTTGGTCAAGGTCGTCCTCTTCGGCGGTTGTAGGAACAGTAACCGTGTGCCAAACTTTTAAGAATTGAGCATTCAGTTCCTCGAATGATTTGAACTGTGAAGCATCAGTAAATTCCTTGAGAGGAATCAACTGTCTGTAAATCTCCAACAATTCATCTTCATTCTTTGAAAGTGGTGAAGGTGAATCGAATTCTGACTTGTCATAATTGCGATAGCCTTCTAGCTTCCGGATCTTTAAACGGAAGTTGCATCCATTCCAGAAGTCGAAAGGATTTTCAGAAGTTTCATCAGCAAATTCCGGAAATAGCTTATTGTTGATCTTGTCAAAAATCTTCTTACCATACTTATATAAGAAGATCTTTCCCTCATTTTCCTTTCGGTTTGGATCCGAAATAACCATAATATTGGAGATATAACTTAACTGGCGCTTGCGATTTCTAACAATCTCTTGATTAGACTTCAAGCCAGTATCCCACAACTTGTTATTTTCGGCACAAACCGGGCAATCTTGCCCAATTGTGGTTGGGCAGTTCTCGATGAACCACTTGCTTGTTGGTCCCTGGAAACAATGACGCCATACTCGTACCCAAGGAACATCTTCACCCTCGGCAGGTGGTAGAAAACGGATGATGGCAGAGCCATTTCCTGTCTTAGGATCTACTTCAGGATCCCAAAAGCGAGGGTCACTATAATTTTGTTTTGAACTGATCTTTTCGGATTCTTTCTTGAGAGAATCGAGAAAGTCCTTGGAATTCTTCTTTAGTGAAGAAAATGAAGTAGGCATTGTATCTCCTGTATGTAATTGTATCTAATTGTATGTAACTGTATCTACTGTATTTTTGGTATGAATTTGTCCACGCACTCATCACAATCCAAAGTAACTTCGTTGAATTCTATAAGTGGCGTAGCCTCATCAAACTCATCAAACAAACTCAACTGCGAACTAGTTTCTCTATCATTTAATTCTATCACAGAGTCACCCATGAAGTCAAGATTTTTGTCGAAACCTTGAATTTCACCAAGTACACCGTATAGATTCTTGATCTCACGGATATAGGATTTCTTTTCCTTCTCCAGTTCTAATTTCTCCAAAGTCAAGCAAGTATTCTTGCTGTGTAAATCCAAATTTTTATCCTGCAGGATCACATACTTATCACCCAACTCATGATACTTGGAAACTACATATCGAATGTATTTCTTCAGAGTATTGGGGTTGTTTGTGTCCTTAATTATCATTTAAGAAAGCCTCTCTAATGACTTTCTTGTATTTATCAATGTCATTAACCAAATACTTATGGATAAAAGGTTTATACTTCTTCAACTTGAAGGAACGGTTAACCCAAACCAAATCGGATGGTAGAATCCTGTCAAAGTGCGAAATAAGATGAATGAAAGCATCATACACCAAAAAAGTCTCATCTGTAATATCTCCAGATAACAGAGCCTTTAGGAAAATTGGTTGGCTGTTCTCTGTTCCATAAAGTAAAGACTTTATGCTTCCATTTGACAGATTAGAAAGGATTTTTGTCTCTTGCTCAAAGCGATACAATAGACTCTCGACTTTCTTTTTCCAATCCAAGTAATTCTCTTCATTCATATTACCGACCCAAATCTTGGGATTGGTTATGAAGTTGGCAACAAGAAACTCTATAACATCCTCATTTGAGAGATTTTTAACCAACTTTTCAAAGAAGTACTTATCTCTACGCTCAGAGAACTTTTCCGCATTGGCTTTCACATGCCCTTTGTACTTAAAATAGTCATAGTACTCTGAGGTAAAGTGTAGTCTTAATGCAAGATACGACTTATATGCCTCTAGTGCATTCATAATGGTAGTTTAGCCTTTGAAGGTAGGAAATGTAAGTTCTCCGCCTCTGCTTCCAATTTTGACTTTAGAGCACCTCTCACCAAGTCTTTTAGCATTTCAAACTCAAGTTCATTATCATTACAATATTCTATGATTGCTTCAATATATCCAATTCTCCTTCGCCTTACCATATCTTCAATGGTCATGGCAAAGTCTTCCGAATTATGTCGCAACCTCTCATGGATGGTGGGGTTGTCTTCCGCTTTATTACTAATAGGTTTTCGGCTCATATATCAACACTTTTATTGTATCAGACTTCTACCGATAAAACAAGTGGTCTTTCACTCTTATTGTAAATTTTCTTTTGTTTTTCCAAGAAGGATGAACATATTTGGCATGGAAAAATTTTGAACCATTAGTAAAGTCCTTATATTTCTCTGGGCACTCTATCATGCTTCTAGCAAGTTCTTTTGATTCCATCCAATTTTTGTTATTTGGTGGTGTGTCACTAACTGAATCACAATACCACAGAAATTGACAACATCCACCAAGTTTCTGGTGAACTACACTACAAATTGATAGGTTCCAATCTCTGCTCCTATTTAGGATTACCCAGGCTACTGCTTCTTTACCCCGTAACGATTGATTTCCTGATTCAAAGTATATACCTTTTGCCAAACAGTCAATGGTTTGTTTTTGTTCTATTTTTTGCTGCGGTGACAATGGCATTACTAATAGGGCTGTCAGTAAAACTACCAGTCGGATTAGTTTTGTCATTTTTCCTCGGTTAAAAAGAAATTTGTGGAGATTCTGTTTCCACGCTCTCCACGGGCGCAGCAATTACCGCTTACGCAGCATACGCATAGCTGGAATTTAATTCAGCCTTTATTGTTTTGCTCTGATTTACGAGTGTGCTACTCGGATGTCTCCAGTTCGCTACTTCGTCCCGTCGAAACCATATTCACCCCCAAATTTAATAGTGGAGGTGCAGGGGGTCGAACCCTGGTCCGAAACGACATTACTCCCCTTCATCGACAACATGTTGTATTTATACTATCTTTTTGTAGCGGAAATAAGGAAATAAACTCCGATTAATGATAACCCCACTAACTCGAATGTTGCCGGTTCTGGAACAGGTGACTGCGGTGTATTTGGATTATCATTGCAATTACCAGAAATACAAGAGATAATAGCATGAACTCTTCCATCTGGGTTATTAGAATTGGAATCTCCAATACCGTTATTAGTGTTGCCACTGTAATATGTCGTTCCCACACTAGTAGATAGTGTTAGAGGAATAATTTGCCCTCTTGTGAGGGTATTTGTTAAAAATGAACGTGTAGAATCTGCATCATGAACAGTTACAAGAGTTGGCTGACCAACGTACATTGTTAGAATGTATCCCGCACCATCATAGCTTCTCCAAACTTGCCCACCAGTTGGACCAAACTTGACGAATCCTTGCCAATCGTTGAAATCATCATCTGTGAGATTTTGACTCTTTCGGCTAAGGTCTTCCCAAGAGATAGACCAAGTTGTGTTTGGTATATACTTCAAATCTGCACCAAATCCAATATACTGTTGCGGTAT